GGGCGCGGGGCTGAAGAGGCGCCGCGTGCGACGTGCTCGCGCGGCCTGCCGCCTTCGGACAAGTTCGCTTCGGAGAAGCTCGACGGACGATGCTTCAGGGCTGACGAGGAGCTCGGTGTCGCGCAGGATGCGCACGAGCTCGCGTGTAGGTAGATCGCGAAGTCTCATGGCCCGGAGCGTCTCCGAGACTCGCGAAGCCGTGGTGCCAAGGGACGCCGGACGGACGCCTCCCCCCTGAGCTAAACCCCCGCAGAGTCGCGGGTTAGGGAGGCTGGTTTTTGGTCGACGGACGCTTGGCGGACGCGTTGACGGACGCGCTCCGGCTGCTCGCTGGCGATTTCGTTGGCACTCCCTACTGTCGGTAGGGACTTGACAGCGCACCCGTAGGGCCGCGAGCGTGGTAACTCGCTTCGGCTTCGCCTCGCTCGGCTCAGGGTTTACATCGCTGTTCCCTTGGGGGAGCTCATGCCGACATGGCTTCCAGGGCCGACCTCTGTCCCCGCCCGCCGCCCCCGCCGACAGCGGTCGACTTCCCCGCCTGCGACGCCGTGCGCATCGCGCCTACGGCCCCGGTGTCGCGACCCAGGCGTGGCTGGGCCTGCTCGGGCAGGATGGCCGACAGGTCGGCCGTCTCGATTCCGGGGAAGTAGCGGCTGAGGTTGGGCATGCCGTTGGCGTCCCCCAAGGCGTCGAGGATGCCCTTCACGTCGCCCCCAAGCTGGGCCAGCATCGCGATGCCGGGAGCCATCTGGACGACCCCGGCGAGGAATGCGCCGCGCTGGCGCAGGAAGCTCTCGCTCGGGCGCTCCATCGAGTAGGGCTCGATCTCGAGGCCAAGGTCGTCGTAGGAGACGCCCGAGGCCTCGTCGTGCGAGCCGCCTCGGAACCATAGTTCGGCATCTGGCGGCAGGCCTAGGGACTCGAGGTCGAGCGAATCGGCAACCTCCTGTCCGAGCGGGATGATCACTTGGTCCGAGTGGTAGAGGTACCAGGCCACCGTCTTGAGCGCGCGGCGGATGCCGTCCTGGAAGCGCGATTTCACGTAGCCCTGGCGGCCGAGTGCGGCCTCGGTAGCGATCTGCACCTCGGTGGCTGTGCCCTCGCCGGTCACGCTGCCGCGCTGGGCGTCGTCCATGCCCATGGCGCGGTTTCTCTTTTCGATCGCGCGCATCTCGGCGGCCAGGTTCGGTGACGTGGTGCCACCGATCTCGAACTCCTTGAAGATCTGCGCCACGTCGCCGGCCTGTGTCATGCGGTAAACGTGGTCGTTTTTTGCGTCCTTGATCGTCTTCGGGAGGTCGCCGGCGGTCGCCGATGCGAGGCCGAATCGCTTGTAGGCGGCCACCTGCCGGTCGACTGCCTGCGAAAGCCGCCGCGCCTGCTCGATGTGGCCGGCGGTCGCACACAGGAGGCTGAGGGGGAAGGTGCTGTCGGGCACGATGTACGCGCCGAGCAGTGAGTACGGGCCCCAGCGCGGCCCATAGAACGGGCGCGGCTCGCGCAGCATCACGCCGTGCTCGTCGTCCTTCCCAGCGCAGCCGAGTGTGACGATCGTGCCGTTGAATCCGTCGCGCGGACCTGGCTCACCGGGCAGCTGGTGGCCTGGGAGGTAGACCTCGACGATTTCGAGCTCCTCGCGGTCCGGCTCGTCCTCGAGCGCGTCGCGGCCGAATAGGTGGCGCGTGCGCTTTTCCGCGGCCGATGCGGTCGAGAGGCCGTCGACTGCCGCGTAGATCCAGCCCTCGCGGCGATCCTTCGGGAGCTTGCGGTCGAGTCTCGCGACCTCGAGCAGGTCCTCACGGTCGATTCGATAACGGTGCCACATCATGCGCGCGCGGCGGAACGTCGGCGCGCGGTGGTCCCATCCGAAATCCCATGGAGAGATGCGCGAGAGTTGCGGCCACAGCGCGGGATCCTCTGGCTCGTACGCTTCAATTCTCGGAGACTGAGTGACGTGTGCGACGCCCCAGGCGAAAGAAAAGTCCACTGCGAGATCCTCGAGGCATGTCTTTAGATCGGTGTCGGCGATCCAGCGATTTATGCCCCAGTTCATTGCCTCTGCAACGAATTGCTGAGCGCGTTGGCGTCGCGTAATCACTCTAACTCGCGGGTTTGCCCACACGAGTTGGGACATCTGGAATGACAAGTACTCGAAAGATGCGTTTTCGGAATCGAAATCCGCTTCGTGTCCCGGGGCTCCGTTTGCGTACCACGATCCAGGATAACGCTCGACTAACTCCTTGATTCCGTCGAGTGCATCATCTCGTGATTTACGCTGGGCCGCGATTTCGGCCATCAGCTTGTCTTCGTCGAGTGAGAGCATGCTTGCTCGACTAGCGGGCGCGGCTTCCGCCGCGGGCCATCGAGGCGTAGGCGCGGCGTAGGGGGCTGGAGCCGAAGCGCCCGCCCATGGTGCCGGAGTTCATGGCGTCGTTTGGCTGCGGCGTCTTGGAGCGGGCGCTGTTGCGTTTTCGCTGAGCTTCCATGCGTGCCTTCATCGAGGCGCGCTCGACGGCTTCGGTGGCCTCGAAGCTCATCTGGTTGGCTCTGCCGTAGGCCTTCTGACGCTTGAGTCGCTGAGGCTGCTGTCTCATGGTTAGTCCAGGTTGTGGACGCTTGCGTCCAGAATCAAGACCTTGGTACGTTGTAGCGATGAAGACCGTCGCCGCCGCCACATTGGCTTTCACCTTCATCTTGTTGCCCTCGTGCGGATCTCTTGGCGGACCCACGCCGGACCAGGTGGCCGCCCAGGTGGCCGAGATCCTCGCCGATCAGGTAGTGACCCCAGACGAGCTCGAGGCGCTCAAGGTCACGCTGCGGGCGTCGACCGAGGCGGCGCAGCAGACGGACTGGGGCGCGCTGCTGGCCACGGCTGGAGGGACGCTGCTGTCGACGTTGCTAGGGGTGAAGCTCCTGCCGAGCCGAGCGCTGCTGGGTCCGTTTGATCGGACGCCGGCCGCGTAGGAAAAGAATGAACGTTTCTTCCCTTCCCGGATTTCTGCGGGTGGGGTAGGTTGGCTTTGTCGGCCTCACTCCGAGGCCGCTAGAGAGGTCAACCGATGGCTGATGTAGCTGATGAGGCGCTGACGGTCTACGCCCGCTCCCTCGGCCTGCTCGCCGAGGAGGCGCGGCCGTGACCGCCTACTGGGCTACGTTCACGGACGCCTCGCCAGTATGCGTCGAGGCGGCGAGCGAAGCTGTGGCGCGCGTGTACGCCGAGAAGCGCGGCACGGTCGCAGAGATCAAGCGCCTGCCATACCCTGCGAGTCCACGCATCGGCGACATGACGCAGTGCCCGTCGTTCTGCTACACGCCGAACACGTGCGCTGGGCGAGGGTCGTGCCCGAAAGACAGGGCGTGCAACGACTGAGATGCCGAGCGACATCTCAAACTGGCTCCAGGAGCGCGGCTGGGAGTACTCTCACGTGACGATTAAGCGCCAGCGTGGTGTATCCGTGCCTGAAACGTGGTGGACGCACACGAGGCTTAACGGCGGGAAGTTCCCTTGGCCGTCGTACCTGGCGGCGCGGTTGAGCGCGGAGGCAGCGCAAGGACTCAAAGAGGCGGTTCACAAGCTACTGAGAGGCGAGGACGTAGCATGAGCGACGCGGACGATAATGACATGTTCGGCAAGCAGATCGAGGCCGTGGCAATTCCGGAACAGCAGCACGCGGCGCTGACGATGCAGGCGCACCTACCGCGTCTGCTCGAGATAGCAGTGACGGCCGGCCCCCAGGGAGTCGAGGCGCTCAGGCAGCTCGTGGCCCTACAGCAGCAGCTCGAGGACCGCGAGGCGAGGCGCGCGTTCGCGACTGCGTTCGCTGCGTTCCAGGCCGCGTGCCCGCGGATCAAGAAAACGTCCACGGGCGAGATCGTCACGAAGGCCGGCATCAAGTTTTTCTACGCCTACGCCGATCTCTCCGAGATCGAGACCACGGTGCGCCCGCATCTCGCTCGTCACGGGTTCAGCTACCGCTTCGAGCCCGGTTTCGTCGACGCTCAGAGGGTGAGTTCGGCGTGCGTGCTGCTCCACGTCGGAGGGCATAGCGAGCGCGCCACCATCCAGATGCCTACCGAGGTGGCCACGAGTGCCATGAACCCGCAGCAGCGCAACGGCAACGCCGACAGCTACTGCAAACGCTACGCGCTGACGAGCGTGCTCGGCCTAGTCTCCTGCGACCCGGACAGCGACGCGGCGGATCCGGCGGACGCAGAGCCGATCACGCCCGATCAGGTGGTCGAGCTGGAGGCGCTGCTTGACCGCTGCCCGGCCGGTACACGCGGACGCTTCCTTGGCTGGCTAGGCGTCGCGACCATGGAGGAGATCCGGGCCGTTCGGTTCGAGGCGTGCAGGGCCAAGCTGAGGGAGAAGGCGCAGTGAGTCTACTCTTCAAAGTCCTCGTTGCAGGGCGTTCCTG